GGTACGCAATTAGCAGAATTAACCAATGTTACTATGTCTATGAATCAGGATGTATTCGAAACAACTTCTAAAGAATCAGCAGGTTGGAAAGAGATTATGCCAGGTTTAAGAGATATTACTTATTCAGCAGAAGGTCTTGCAGACTTTGTTTCAGCGAATAAAGATTTAGCAGATATTTTTACTGCATACAATTCAAGAGCATTAGTTGCTATCGTTTGGACTGACTTAGTTACAGGCGATAAGTCGGTTTCTCAAAGTGCTTACATTACTTCTTGCGAAGTTTCAGCACCAATGGAAGATGTAACTACTTACTCTATTGAGTTTGCAGGAACAGGAGCACCTACATTTGCAACAATAGCATAAATTAAAACAAACAAACTATGAACGGACTTATTGAAATTACAATGGGTGGCGAGGTTAGAACTTTAAAGTTCGGTAACTACGCCTTAATGAGTTATAATGTTCTTACGGCTACTGAAGCTGGAGAAGCAAAAAAGTTAGACTTAGACTATCAAATGATTGATTTTGTAAGAGATGTAACTTACTGCGGATTAAAGAATTATTATAAAATAAGTAAAAGAACATTTGATGTTACTTTAGATGATGTTACTAATTGGATTGATGATATGGATTTATCTAATATTCAAACAGTTATTGATGCTTGGACAAAGTCTTTAGAAAGTAGCGAGTACATCCAAAACGGATTTAAAGCTATGTCAAGTGGCGAAGAAGGTTCAAAAAAAAAGTAACTTGGGATGATATAATCGACTTTGCGATTGGCGAAGTTGGTTTAATGCCTGATGAATTTGAAGATATGACTTGGGCTAATTATCAAAGGTTACTATTTAATTTCTTTAAAAAAGAGGCTAATCAGTGGGAACACACAAGGGCAACTTTAAGTTATATTAACAATGTTAATGTATCTAAAAAGAGTCAAATGAAAAAGCCAAAAGAAATAATGCCACTATGGACTGATAAGTTTGCTATAATGAATAGAGTGCCAAAAAAGTTAACATCAAATGAAGAAAAACAAGAAATCTTAAAGAAGTTAAAAGATGGCAAACGAGAAATTAATAGTTGAGTTATCAGCACAAATACAAGGTCTTAAAGCAGGATTAGATAATGCATCTAAAGAGATAGGTAAATTTAATACCAATACTCATAACGCTGCTAAAAATACGGAAAAAGATTTTAGTGCAATAGGTTCTGCTGCTGGTAAAGTTGGTGGTATAGTTGCAGGTGCTTTTGCTGCTGGTTCTATTTTAAGTTTAGGTAAATCTATTGTTGAAACCACTGCTAAGTTTGAAACATTTTCTGCGGTTTTAACTAACAGTTTAGGTAGTAAATCACAAGCACAATTAGCAATGCAAATGATTACCGATTTTGCTGCTAAAACTCCTTTTTCAGTTGAAGAATTAACAAGTTCTTTTGTTAAATTAACAAATCAAGGTTTTAAACCTTCTCAAAAGGAAATGCAAAAATTAGGCGATTTAGCAAGTTTTACTGGTAAGTCTTTTAATATGTTAGCTGAAGGTATTTTAGATGCACAGCAAGGAGAATTTGAGCGTTTAAAAGAATTTGGTATTGCTGCATCAGTTGCTGGAGATAAAGTTACATTTACTTTTAATGAAGTTTCTACAACAGTAGATAAAAGTGCTTCAGCAATTAGAAAATATATATTAGGGTTAGGAGATTTAGAAGGTGTTTCAGGTTCAGCAGCAGCAATATCGGCTACTTTACAAGGTAAATTATCAAATTTAGGAGATTCTTGGACAACCCTTATGAAAAATATGGGTGATTCAAATTCAGGAGTTTTAAAAGATACCGTTGATTTACTTGGTCAATTAATTTCTTCTATAAACATTATTGGTCACGCTGATAATATGGCTGAAAAATTAGGTATTGACCAAAGGGGTAAAACTTGGATGGATGATATTCCATTTGCAGAATTACAAAATCTTTGGGGTGGTGTAACTTATGGGCAGCAAGGCAATATAGACCTTATAGCTACTTACGATAAATTAAATAAATCAATATCTAATATTACCACATCAGGTGGATTTAAAAATTATATTTCAGCTTTAGAAAAATCAAAAGCATTAGTACAAGAAACATCACCACAATATAAAATATATTCTGAAGTTATTAAAAATGCTAAAGATGCTTTAGCAGCATTAACAAAAGAGGAAGCAAAAGCAGCAGCCAAAGCCAAAGCAGCAGCAGATTTAGCAGCATCAATTAGAAAACCTGAAAAACCAATGACTTATGTAGCACCTATGATAGGTATAAGTCAAATTCCAAATGCTCCTGCTGATTTAGGTATTATAATTGAAGACCAAGCAAAAAGATTTGCTGCAAGGGAAAAAGAATTAAAACAAATAGCAGCAATGAATGCATTGTTGGAACAACAAAATACAATTTTAGGTTTAACTAATCTATTGGCAGGTGCTTTAACAACTGGATTTGAACAAATGTTTACGACAATGATTGATGGCGGACAAAATGCCTTTCAAGGTATATTAAATGCTATTAAAAGTTTAATGATTAAATTAGCTTCGGCAATAGCTGCTGCTGCAATACTATTTGTTTTAACAGGTGGTTTAAGTGCAGGTGGTTCTTCTTTAGGTTCTATTGGTAATATTGCTAAAACTATCGGGGGATTAGGATTCAATCCTTTTGCTTTAAGTAGTGGTAGTGGTAAAGGTAGTATGATAGCTATGCCTTCTAATTCAATAGGTCAAGGTGGCTACCAAATTGATATAATGGGAGATAAAATGAGAATGCTTTTAGATAATACTGCAATTAAAAACTCAAGAGTAATATAATGGCTTACAATCATATTTATAATTTACAATTTAAAGGTTTAGACCAGGTAGGTACTGATTTATATTATCAAGTAAAGTTTGAGAAACAAGAAGCTACCGTAGTGGTTTATGATGTAATAGAGTTAATTCCAGCAGAAGATAGTGCATTTGTATTAAATTATAAAGCCAATAAAGATAATATCTTTGCTCCTATTAGAGCTTCTTATGCAGATATTAAATGTTTCATTCCTTATAATTCTACTGTTCAGCCTTCTGATTTCTTTTATGAAAATGATGAGTATTCATTAAAAATAAGTCTTTATGAAACTAACGGAGTAACTGAAGATTTAAAATGGGTAGGCTTTCTTTTGCCCGATGTTATCCAATATGAATGGCAAGAACAATATTTTCTTCAGCTTACTGCTACGGATAATATTGCAGTCTTAAAAGATATTAAATATACAAGAGAAGATTACTACGCTTTATATAATGACACAAGTGTTGATACTTGTATAGATGTTAATGACTTTGTTTGTAGATTATTAAAAAAGACTGGAAGCGAATTAGATGTGGCTTTTTATAGTCAATTTAAAATAGATGGTACACTTGTTAATCTTGCAAACTTAAAGCTATCGGAATATTCAGCAGTTGATTGGGCAACATTTGAGCCAAAAGATTGTTATTTTCTTTTAGGTACATTAATGGAATCTTTAGGTTGTGTAGTTTATCAATCTAATAAAGATGCTACTTGGTATGTAGTTGCTATTAATGATTTAGCGGTAAATGATTTAGTTACTGATGGTACATTTAGTATTGATGGTGCTTTACCACCAATTTATGAATATTGGGATATAGTAGGAGATGTAACTAATAGTGCAACAGGAGGCTTAAACGGTTCACAATGTCCTAAAATATTTGGAGATAATAATTCTAATATTAGTCAATCAATACCTTTATTAGCTGCTGATTATACTGTTTCTTTTTGGGCAAAGAATTTTGATACAGGTGTAGTTCCAAAAGCGGTTGTAAGAATTGAAATAGATAATACTGAAGAATACAGTCAAGTTACTACTGATGATTGGGTTTATTACGAATTTTCTTATACATCAAGTGCTGGACCATTTAATATTAATTTCTTTAATAATAATGATGATACAACAGGCTATCTTTTAATTGATAATGTATCTGTTACACAAAAGTTTCAAAATGGTTTAAAATACGATATTGACGGAACTTACATAAGTGAATATACATTTGATTTTTATTCATCTATTGGAAATGCAGGTAATGTTATTTGGTCAGATGTTAACCAGGTAGTAACTTTAAACAAAAGATTAACAAATGTTCAATTTAACTATCCATACTACGAAAGAAATTTAATAAATAACTACGGCTTCTTTAAAGATTACGCAACTACAACAACAGTTCCAACAGATTGGCAGCTTGAAACTCCTTTTGATTTTGCTAATGCAACTGGCGAAGATAGACCCTTTGATAATAGAATTTTATCAATAGTAGAAAATGAAGATATTACAGGTGGCTTAAATACTGATATTTATTTATCTAATACTTTTAGGCTTACAAATAATATTTCTCCTTTTGGTTTTTATAATTTCTTTGCTATTAAAGTTGAATGTTCTGTTTATTTTGATGATGCTCATACTGATGGGGATGGTATTAATATAGCATTTGCTAAATCTAAAGATGGTACACCAAATAGTTTCCCTACAAGATATTTTGACCAAACAGGAACAAATTATAGTGTTACAACTTCTTCTTTATGGAATTCAGTATTTAGGATGCCTATATTTATGAGTGATAAAAATAGGTGGATGAAGTTTAAATGCTTATCTAAATTTGACCAAAATAGTTTAACCGATGGTACTACTATTTATGAGTTTGGTACTTTAGTTTTAAGACCACAAAGAAGTTTTGATACTGCAAATGTTCATCAAACATATTTTGATGATATTAAGGTAAGTATTATTCCA